AATTACAGATGATGCAACTACCATTATGGCATTAACACCAATTCATGATGCAGATGATGGCGATGGCGAATTTACAGTTTCTCTAGAGGCATCAGAATCAGTATCTCTTCAAACAGGAGACATCTTCGACATACAACTTTCTTCTGCTGGTAATCTTCAGGTCTGGACAGTTGCCCAGGGTAGTATGGTTATCCTAGAAGACGTAACAGATTAATGGCAAAAGCAGTCCTGTCCAACAAGGGCGCCAATAAAACAAAAAGTATAACTTTAGAAAATTATTCAATTACAAAGATTGTTCCAGAAACAAGAGTTGTAAAAATTAATGATGTTTTACCGTTTCGCATAAAGTTTATTAACATTGGGATTGAGGGGTATAGTTCTACTAACCCCCCTCCAATTCCACTGCAAGTAATTGGATACAGTAACTACATTTTATAGATAGGAGAATTATGGCTCATATTACGTTAGCCACACCAATGTATGGTGGTGTCTGTAGTGGTGCTTTTATGAAAAGTGTTTTACAATTGGCTCAGGCAGTTTCTAATTCAGGGCACCAACTTAATTTTATTGATCTTTCTAATGAATCTTTAATTACTAGAGCAAGAAATACTTTGACAGAAATGTTTTTAAGAAGTATGAGCGATTATCTTTTATTTATAGATGCGGATCAAGGGTTTGACGCACAGGCTGTCGTAAGAATGATAGATGAAAATGTAGACCTTATTGGCGCAGCAGTACCAATGAAGGCCATTAATTGGGCAAGAGTTAAAAAGGCCGTTCTAGATGGTAAAGAAAACTTAGATGAGCACACTGCAATATTTAATGTAAATATGAACAAAGAACAAAGAAAAATGTTAAAAGAAAATCCAAATACCATAGCAGAGGTTGATTACATGGGCACTGGCTTAATGCTAATATCCAGGAATGTTTTTGAAACAATTAAAAAAGACATTAAACAATATAGGTGCGATCAACCACAGATTGGTAGCATTGTTTTTGGAGACCCAATATATGATTTTTGGCAAACAACAATTGATGACGAAAGCGAAAGACTGCTATCTGAAGATTATCAATTTTGTAAACTATGGAAAGAAAGTGGTGGAAAAATTTATCTTGCGCCATACGTGAGGGTGTCCCATGCTGGAACATACTGGTTTAAATAAATTAAAGGGGTTCTCCCCAATATATGTGATTAATCTTGAGTCTAAGACAGACAGGCTAGACTATATAAAAAATCATTTTGAAAAGTATGAAATAAAAGATTATAAAATTATTACAGCCTATGATGGTGACACTTTTGATTTTGATAAAATTGTTTTTGAAAAAGATAAACTTCAGTTGGCAAAAAATGAATTAGGGGCAACTATCTCGCATCTTGAAACAATCAAACATTGGCTAGAGACTTCAGATTCTGAATATGCAATTATTACTGAAGACGATTTAAGTTTAGAGACTGTAGATTTTTGGAATTTTGAATTTTCTAATTTTGTAGAATCAATAAAAAAACCATACGACATGTTACAACTTTGCATTATTCATAACTATAGGGTCAATCCATCCTTACATATGAAAGAAAAAAGAGACTGGTCTGCAGCATGCTATTTAATTAAAAGAAATAGGGCAGAAGCCTTATTAAAGAAATATTTTATTGATGGAAAATATGTTTTGCCAAGTTCACGAGCAGCATTAGCAGATATTTTGATATACGAAGGTTGCAAAACCTTATCTATTCCACTTTTTACTTACACAATGGATTATGGCTCTTCAATTAATTTGGAGTTTGATAAGACCGCAGAAGAAACTGGCAAGTTCTCTATTCACACAACATCAAAAGAACAAACCTTGGACTATTGGAGAAACCATGAAATACCCAAACTGGTTTTCTAGCAACATTCAAATATTTGAAAAATTTTTAAACAAGTATAAAGACCTTCCAAATGTTAATTTTTTACAAATTGGCGTATACCTTGGTCATGGCTCTGAATGGCTGTTAAAAAATATATTAACAGACAAAACATCAAGCCTTACAGACATAGATACTTGGAAAGGCTCAAAAGAAAAAATTCACACAGAATTTGACTGGGATGAAATTGAGTCAATGTATGATGAAAAAATGAGCCAGTTCCCGAATTCTATAAAGATCAAAAAAGATAGCAAAGAATACCTATCTTCTTCTGATGCAGAGTTTGACTTTATATATATAGATGGAGATCATTCAGCAGAAGGTGTTTACAATGATGCAATTTTAGCATTCCCGCTTTTAAAATCAGGAGGAATCCTTGCGTTTGATGATTACGGATGGGAGCACCCAAGTCGAAATGTTGACTTAAAACCTTTAAATGGTATTGATAGGTTTTTAAAAAACAACGAACTTAGAATTAAAATTTTACAAAAAGGGTATCAAGTTTGGATTGAAAAACTGTAATAAAATAATGTTATAATAATGCCATGGCAATCATATCAATCCCAAATGTAAAGAATTTGTTCCAAACAGGTGACCGCCCTACACAGGCCGATTACATAAATCTTATTGATACTACTGCATCCCAAGCAACAAGTTTAGGGTCTGCGGGTAACAATGATAATACTATTAATGGTATTGAAAATTTAACCACAATAGACAGTTTCAGTGCAACTGAATGGCGAATGGTTAAATATCTGATAGCAATTTCAAAGACTTCTGCTGGCGATAATAAATTTTATGCCACAGAGATGACAATACTTGTAGATGGAAGCGACATTTCCGTAAGCGAGTACGGCACGATAGACAATGATGGGAATATTGGCACCATAAGCGTCTCTAGAAGTGGAAACACTGTTTATTTAACAGTAGACCCAGACATATCAATCCGCCCGATCACCGTACGTTACGCACGTATGGGACTTAAGGCATAACCTAGGAGATACAAAATGGCAACAGTAACAAAAGATTTTAAAGTTAAATATGGTCTAATCGTTGAAGGTGCGACAGCAACCGTTAACGGAAATGACGTTCTTACAAAATCAGCAGGAGACACAACTTACATACAGGGACTTATTGGTGGAGTAGCAAACTCAGCATCAGTAGCAAATGCTATTGTACTTCGTGATGGCAACAAAAACTTTGCTGCAAACGTAATTACAGCAGATCTTGTTGGAGATGTAACTGGTCAAGTATCAGACATTTCAAACTTTGATACTGATGATTTATCAGAAGGAACTTCAAACCTTTACTTTACAAATGCACGTTCAAAGTCTGCAACAGCAGATCTTTTAACTGGTGCAACTCTAACAAACATTACAATTACAGGATCAGGTTCAGGACTTACTATCTCTGCAGAAAACGGTGTAGCAGATTCTGATACTGACGACCTAACAGAAGGTACAACAAACCTTTACTTTACAAATGCACGTGCCCAAGCAGCACTTGCTGGATCATACGATCTTGCAGGCGCAGCAGCAAATGCATTATCAGATGCACAAGATTATGCAGATGAAGCAGCAGCCAACGCTGTAGCAGCAATTGTTGATTCAGCACCAGATTTGCTTAATACTCTTAATGAATTAGCAAACGCAATTGGTGATGACGCAAACTTTGCTGTAACACTTGCTAACTCAGTTGCATTAAAGCAAAACATTTTAACTGCAGGGTCAAACATTGATATTACAGGAAATACAATTTCTGTAACTAGCCTTGACACAGATGATGTTTCAGAAGGTGCTTCTAATCTTTACTTCTCAAATGCTCGTGCACAAGCAGCAACTGCAGCATCATATGACGCAGCAGGAACCGCAGCAAATGCAATCGCAGCACTTGACACAGACGATATTGAAGAAGGAGCAAGTAACCTTTATTTCTCAAATGCTCGTTCAAAGTCAGCAGCAGCAGATCTTTTAACTGGTGCAACACTTTCAAACATTACAATAACAGGCTCAGGCGCAGGACTTACTATTACCGCTGAAAACGGTGTAGGAGATTCTGATACTGATGATTTAGTAGAAGGAACTTCAAACCTTTACTTCTCAAATGCTCGTGCAGTATCTGCTCTTGAAGCAGTTGTTCCAAACTTTGTAGCAGTTGAGTTATCCTCAGTTGCTAAGCAGGTTGCAGCACAACTATCAGCACCAACAGCAGGAATTCAAGTAGCACATTCTTTTGCAAAGGCTGAATATCGTTCAGCAGAATACCTTGTAAAGGTTGCTTACGGAGCACACACTGAAATTTCAAAGGTCCTTTTGACACTTGATACTTCAGATAACATTGCAATCACTGAATACGCAATTGTTGGAACCAATGGTTCAGCATCAACAATTTCAGCAAGTATTTCAGGAGCAGATGTCCGACTCAATGTAACAACTGCTAATAACAGTTCAACAGTAACAGTTGTCGGAACACTAGTAGCGTAATAAAAAATAACTAAAAACGGGGGAGATAAATGGCAACAGTAGAAAAAGACTTTAAGATCAAAAATGGCCTTATTGTTACTGCTGGCGGTAGTTTTGGAAATGCTGTAGTAGTTGGAACTCCAACTGAAAGCACCCATGCAACCACTAAAGCATATGTTGATTCAGTAACTGGCGCAATGCCAGCATCATCAACTGCCCCCGTTTCTCCAACAAATGGACAACTATGGTTTGATACGTTAACATCTCGAGTCAACGTTTATTACAATGGTTCTTGGATTACAATTGCAACAATTGATGATACACAAACACTACCAGATCACATTCACGATACAGCAATAGATGGAACTGGTTTTATAGTCAGCCAATTTATAAGTAGTGGATTTTATAATGCACCACAAGGAACACCACAAGATGCAGGATTACCATCAACATCATCTTGGACATTAACGTATGATGGCGGAACAGCAACAGATAATTTTAACTAAAATAATCTGTTATAATTATACCCATAACCCCCAGGAGGAAATAAAAAATGGCAACTAGAATGCAACAGCGCAGAGGTACAGCAGCACAATGGGCTGCAGCAAATCCAGTACTGGGCGCAGGAGAAATTGGCTTTGAAACAGATACCAACAAGTTTAAAGTAGGTAATGGAAGTACTGCATTTGCAAGCCTACAATATTTCGTAGATGCCTCCATTGTATTTGATTCATCAGAGGTTACTACTGCTATAAATAATGCAATTGATGCGGTTATCGACGCAGCACCAAACACACTAAATACTCTTAATGAGATTGCAGCAGCAATTGGAGATGACGCAGGATTTGCAAATTCGATTACTCAAAATCTTGCAAACATCCAAAATGTTTTAACACAGCAAAGTAATACTAATTCTAGCCTTAGCAACTCTATTGCAAGCACAAATAATGCCTTGTCAGTACTTGATCAAGATCATTATGCAGTCAAAACTTCAGTTGAAAATCATGCTAACGCAACCTCAAATGTCCATGGTATTATAAACGCTTTTACCTTAGTCTATGATGAAGATCTTGATGTAGTTTCTAATTCATTAGCAGGTCATGAATCAGCAACCTCAAATGTCCATGGTATCTCAAACGTATTTAGTCTAGTCTATGACGAAGATCTTGTTGCAGTTTCTAATTCATTAGCAGACCATGAATCAGGAAATACAAGCGTACATGGTATTTCAAATACACTAAACCTTGTTTACACAAACGATTCACGTCTTTCAGATGAAAGAACTCCAGTTTCTGATTCTGTCACAACAGCAAAAATTGCAAATGCAGCAGTAACTGGACCTAAGATTGCAGACAATGCAATTTCACAATCACATTTAAGTGATGACTCAGTTGGAACTAATGAACTTGGTGGCCTTTCTGTTACAACAGAAAAACTTGCTAATGCAGCAGTAACTACTGCAAAAATTGCAGAAGGAGCAGTTACAAAGACTATGGTAGGGCTTTCAGATGTTGACAATACATCAGATGCAAATAAGCCAGTATCAAGTGCTACACAGACAGCCCTTGATCTTAAGGCTAATCTTGCAGGACCAACATTTACAGGAACAACAACAGTTGACGCTCTTACTGTAGATGGAAATTTAACAGTAAATGGAAATACCTTTGCAGTATCATCAACGAGTATTACAGTTGAAGACAATATTCTTCAACTTGCTCACGAAAATCCAGCAAATACGATTGACCTTGGCCTTGTAGTTGCATACAATGATGGAACAGCAAAACACTCAGGATTAGTAAGAGACGCATCTGATGCTAAGTGGAAACTGTTTAAAGGCGTAACAACAGAGCCAACAACTACCATTGATTTTACAGAAGGGTCACTTGATGACATTAAAGTTGCTGCACTTGAGGCTACAACAGTAACCCCCTCATCTGGAGTAGTATTCCCAGACGGAACACAAACAAAAGAAGGCGTTCCTTCACGAACACCAATTATTTCAAAGACTGCTTCTTATACTCTTTCAGCAGAATCAGAAAGAGACTCATTAATTGAAGTAAGTTCAGAATCAGGAACAACAATCACCATCCCACTAAATAGCGCAGTTGCTTATCCAGTAGGAACCACATTGGATATTCTACAGACTAACACTGGACAGGTTACAATTGCTGGCGATGCTGGAGTAACAGTAAATGCTACTCCTGGACTTAAACTTCGTACACGTTGGTCATCTGCAACATTATTTAAGAGAGCAGAAAACTCTTGGGTAGTCTTTGGAGATCTTTCAGCGTAATTGTTAGACAGGAAAAAAATTAATAAATAAGGGGAGAAGAGTTTATGAGTAAAAGAAGTGGTCGTAAATCGCAAGGTGCTAATGACTTTTTAATGCCATATGCACCAACAATTGATTCTGCATCCAATGTTGGAACTGCTCGTCCATATAATGATGGTGCTGTAGATGTTTCCTTCACTGCAGACCCAAGAAATGCTGCAACCTCTTATACAGTTTTATCAACCCCAGGAAGTTACACCGCTTCTGGCTCGAGTTCTCCAATTCGGGTTACAGGTTTATCAAGTGATACTGCTTATACATTTACAGTAACTGCAACTAATACTTATGGAACATCGGCAGCAAGTGCAGCAAGCGGCTCAGTAACTGCAACAACAGTTCCTGCAACTCCATCAGCACCTAGCGCAACTGCACAAGGTGGAGCGGCAAACGACGACGTTTCTTGGTCAGCACCAGCAACTGGTGGAAGTGCTATTACTTCTTACACTTGGGCTTCTAGCGATGGCAAGGGAGCAACACAGGCGGGAACATCTGTTTCTGTAGGGCAAGAAGCGGGAACAGCACAAACATACACCGTTTATGCAACTAACGCTAACGGTAATTCAGGCACATCTGCTGCTTCAGGATCAGTAACATCATTCTCATTTACACCATTTGGTTTTGCACCATTCGGTGCATTTGGTTTTGTACCGTTTGATGCATTTTCATTTACACCATTTGGCGCATTTGGATTTACACCATTTGGATTTACACCATTTGGCGCATTTGGATTTACACCATTTGGCGCATTTGGATTTACACCATTTGGATTTACACCGTTTGGTTTTTCACCAGGAGGACGTGCTTGTATTGAAGCAGACACACTAATTAGAACGCCAACTGGTTTGGTTGCAGCAAAAGATATTCAGGTTGGAGATGCTGTATACTCAGTAGGTTTGTCAGAATTGTCAACTGAAGGGGATGCTGGAGATTATGACTACTCAGAATTTTCTAGTTCAGCATTAACTTCAAATGGAATAGTTTCAACAACTGTTGTAAATATTGTTCCATCAACAAAGTATTCAGTTGTATATTTTAATGGAGAATCCCATAGCAAATATTCAATGACACAGCCATTTTTTGCTAAAGTGGGGTCATCCTATGTTGTTAAAAATGCTTCTGAAATAGAAGAAGGAGATATTTTAATAAAAGTTGAACAAGATGGATCTTTTTCAGAAATAGAAATTGTATCTATAACAACTGATATTTCAGAGTCCGTAGTCTATCAGTTTAACTGTGAGCCACAAGACTGGTTTATTGCTGGAGATTATCTAGTACATAATAAGTAAAAATCTCATTTATCTTTATGATATACTATATAAAGAAATGGAGACTAAATGTACGAAAATATTTCTTTAAACAGCACTAGTCAAAATAAAAACGTTCCTCATAAATTTTTTGAAAGAACTTTAGATTCTGACCTAGATAATTTATCAAATTTTTTAATTATACAATCTGAACGTATTAAAAAAGGCGAAATATTAAAAAATGATAAAGATGAAAAGACGCTTTGGGACTCTTCTGGAAGTATAACTACAAGCAAATGGAATAAATATAATGTTTTTCAATTTTATCATCCAGCAATTCATAAATTGTTTAGATCTGTAAGGTCTATGACTATTGAAGCCTGTAAACATTATGATCTTGATTTTGAAAAAGAGGATTTTTGGGTACAAGGTTGGTTTAATGTTAATTACAATCACACCGGAAAACTTGATTGGCACGAACATGGTGGCTCTGGCGCTCCGTGGTTTCACGGTTATTATTCTGTAAAAGCAGAACCATCAACAACTCACTACAAAGTATTTGATAAAGAATTTGAAAATATAAATAAAAATAATAGAGCCATTCTTTCTGAAACTGGCCATCCCCATGCCATGGCTGATTGGGACTGGGAAGGTCCAAGAATAACAATTGCCTATGATGTTATTCCTTTTAAAGGAATTATGCATAATTGGGAACAGCACTGGATTCCACTGGCATGAGTAAACCACAAAAATTTTTTAATGTTGTTTTAGATAATGATTTAAATAGTCTTAAGTCTTATCTAGTTGATATGGAATCTTTAATTTTAGATGAAAATATTCTAAATGTTTCAAAAGAAGAAATGCTTAAGCATGGAAAAGGGATGGGATCTTTAACAAAGTTAGGCATTGATCATTATAATATTTTTACTTTTATTCATCCAGGCATTTATCAACTCTACAAGTCTCTTGGAAAATTAATGAAAGATGTTTGTGAATATTATGAAATAGATATGGATAAAGAAAAATATTTAATTCACGGATGGTTCAATTTAGACCAGGAAACTCCAAATGAAGGAAAAAATGGGGGAGTTAATCCATTAAAGTATCCAAATCATTTTCATGATCATATGAATGGAATTGGCGCACCAGCATTTCATGGATATTACTGTGTAGATGCAGAGCCATCTTCTACTTTTTATAAAATAGACAGAAATGAAGATAAAATTTTTGAAAATGTAAATAAAAACAATAGAGCAATTATTTCAGAAACTGGTCACCCACATGGAAGAGATGATTGGTTTCAAAAAAACCCAAGAATAACAATTGCCTATGATATAGTTCCATCTGCTATGATGTCTGGTGGCAAACCAGGAAAATGGATTCCATTATCATGAAAAATCATTTGAAAAAACAGCATAAATTTTTTTCTAGGGAATTAGATAATGACTTAGAAGATTTATACTCATTTCTGCATAAAGTTAATTACTTAATATATGCCGAGCAATTTTTTAAGATTAATGAGGTTACAGATCATACAATGACTAAATTTCCAAAGGAAATGTTTATTGATAAAAAAGATGGAATTCCATCAATGACAACCGAGTATTACAATATATTTAATTTTAAACATCCAGCATTAATTAATTTATTAAAATCTATAAGATCTATGACTATTGAGGCTTGCGAGTATTATGGTGTAAATTTTGAAGATCAAGACTTTTCTATTCATGGATGGTTTAATTTATATAGTGTAAAAAATAGTACAAATGAGGATATTGAGATAACTGAAGAGATGATAGAAAAAATGCCTTGGCACGATCATGGAGGAGAAGGCTTCCCATTTCTTCATGGCTATTATTCGGTTTCAGCAGAGCCTTCTAAAACATATTATAAAATTTTTGGTAAAGATGTAATTATTAATAATAAAAACAATGTTGCAATTCTTTCAGAAACAGGCCACGCACATGCTATGGCTCCTTGGAATCTTTCAAAGGATAGGATTACAATTGCATACGATATTTTTCCTATTAATAAAAATATAGATCCTATAGAAACCTATAATGATAATAGTTTTGTGTTATTATAAAATCTGGACAGTTTGTTAAACTTTAAAACTCTATACTTTAACTTTAGACAGAGTTTTATAATTTAAAAAACTCTGCTATACTTACACTACTAATTATTCAAATAAATTCGGAGGATTTACGCCTATGTTAGACTTTTTTTCTTTTAAATTATCGCCAGAATTCCTAGAGAGTTATAAACAAACAGAACCTCCTTTTGGATTTAAAGATGCTGCTACTAACTCTTTAGGAGAAATCACTTTTATTCGTACTTATTCTAGGATGAAAGAAGATGGGACTAAAGAAAGATGGCATGAAGTTTGCAAACGTGTAGTTGAAGGAATGTATTCAGTACAAAAAAATCATGCTAAAGAAAATAGACTCCCGTGGAATGATTATAAGGCTCAAAAATCTGCTCAAGAAGCATACGACCGTTTATTTACATTAAAATGGACACCACCTGGTCGTGGTCTTTGGGCTTTTGGAACTCCAATGACTATGGAAAGCCGTAACTCTGCATCTCTTCAAAATTGTGCAATGGTCTCTACCCGTGATATTGACAGAAACGATCCAGGAGCATTGTTCGCTTGGGTTATGGATGCATTAATGTTAGGCATAGGAGTAGGGTTCGATACTCTTGGACAAGATAAAGAAATGTCTATTTACTCTCCAACAGAACCAGAAAATATCTGGGATATTCCAGATACTCGTGAAGGCTGGGTAGATTCTGTAAGAATGCTTTTAAATTCATACCTGCGCCCTAATCAGGCTATACAAAAGTTTAACTATGACCTTATCCGTCCTCTAGGAGCCCCTATAAAAGGCTTTGGAGGGGTTGCCAGCGGCCCAGGACCACTTATTGCATTACACAATAAGATAGATAAAGTAATTGGTGGTAGAGCAGGAGAAACACTTGATTCTCGTGCAATAGTAGATATTGTAAACCTTATTGGCACATGTGTTGTTTCTGGAAATGTTCGTCGTTCTGCTACATTGGCTTTAGGGTTACCAGAAGATAAAGATTTTATTAATTTAAAAAATGCAGAGGTTTTTCCAGATAGAAATTCTTTTGATTCAGAAAATCCAGGATGGGCCTGGATGTCTAATAATTCTATTTCAGCAGAAGTTGGAACAAAATATGAAGACTATGTTGACCTAATTGTAGATAACGGAGAGCCAGGTTTTATTTGGCTAGATGTTGCTCGTAACTATGGACGCCTTGCAGATCCTGCAGATGGAAAAGATTCTCGTATCATGGGATTTAATCCTTGCGCTGAACAACCACTAGAGTCTTACGAACTTTGCACATTAGTAGAAGTTCATCTTAATAGACATGAAGACAAAGAAGATTTTTTACGCACATTGAAGTTTGCATATCTATATGGCAAAACTGTAACACTCATGCCAACACACTGGCAAACCACAAATGGAATTATGCAACGTAATCGTCGTATTGGAACATCTTTAACTGGAATTGCATCTTTTGCAGACACTAAAGGTATGCCAACGGTACGACAATGGATGGATGAAGGGTATCGAAAGATTCGCTCATATGACCATAGTTATTCGGAATGGCTATGCGTTAGAGAGTCAATTCGTGTAACTACCGTCAAACCTTCTGGCTCTGTTTCATTGCTTTCTGGTGCTACTCCAGGAGTTCATTGGGGTCCAGGAGGAGAATTTTATCTTCGTGCTATAAGGTTTGGCAATACAGATCCAATGATGCATTTATTTAAAGCAGCAGGATATAAAATTGAAGATGATGTAGTATCAGCAAACACTTCAGTAGTATATTTCCCAGTAGCATCTGGGCACCCAAGATCTGAAAAAGATGTAAGTCTTTTTGAAAAAATTGGTCTAGCAGCAACTGCTCAAAAATATTGGTCAGACAATGGGGTATCTGTAACACTTTCATTTGATAAAGAAACAGAGTCTAAGTTTATTGCTCCCGCCTTACACATGTACGAGGGGCAATTAAAAGCAGTATCATTCTTGCCCATGGGAAATAAAACATATCCACAGCAACCTTATACTCAAATAACCAAAGAAGAATATAATTCTTATGTTGGAAAAATTGGAAAGATTGATTGGTCTGCTATTTACGATGGCGTAAAAAATTTAGAAGCACAGGGCGAGGCTTATTGTAGTACAGATGCCTGCGAAATTAAGTTTTACTAAGGAGATAAAATGAATTATCAAATAATAAATGTAGCAACAGCAGAAAACTTAGAACTAATTGGCAAATTTGTTGATTCAGTTAAATTTAATACTAAAGAAGATCATATCCCATTACATGACCCTCTATTTAGCCAAGAAGGAATAAACTTTGACATAACCACTTATGGAGATATGCCAAGAGAGGTTGTTTCTATCTTTGAAAAATATTGTAATGCAATACAGGAAGCCGTTTCTCAAATGTCTGGAATTAAATATGACCCACCTATTTTAGGAAAGAGTTATATTATGAGATATGCCCCAGGAAAAAATATTTCAGCAGGTCATTCAGCAGATAGGCCTGAAAATGTGTTTAGGTCAATTATAAAGTGGAATGATTGCCATGATGGAGGAATCTTTAAATTTAATAACTATAAAATTGCAAAAAATTTGATTGCTGGAGATTGTATAATTTTCCCAGAAACTGAGGAATTTTCAAGAGAGATTACTACTGTTGAAAAAAAACCAATGTTTATATCTGATTTTTGGAATGCTCCAACTGGACAGTCTCCCTATCCAGGTTTAAAGTATGAGGACATCTATTGGGGAAATCCTCTTTGGGAAAACCGTTAATATGATAAAATAGACTAACAATGTCTATTAAATCTAATTTATATGCAGAAAAAATTTTTGCAGAGCACCCCATAGGTCTTTGGTCATTAGACGATGACGTCGATTATCTATCTTTAATTTCCAATACACAAAGAAATTTAATAAACTGGGACTTTGTTGGTGCGAATGTCATATCTAGTAGCCAAGATTTAAACAAGCCTTTTGCAAACAGCATACTGAACTTAGTTGAATTTGACGATTTTGTTGGCACAGAAAAAGAAATTAAATTTGTCGGGGATGATTTAGAAAACTTAAATGAACTAAACTTTGATTTAGAAACTCTAACTACAGGATGTTATATCTATACAGATAGCCCATACTTGAAATCAGTATCAATTGGGTTTGAATATAATGATACTTCTTCTGCTGAAACTATTGAAAAGGTTACTCAGTACTCTTCTGGTATTTTTGGAAAATGGATTTTTATTTCTCACACCTCAATATTTCCAGATCAAGTTACATCCTTTAGACCAATATTAAAAATAAAATTTGAGGGAGGGGCTGCTTCTACAGATAGTTATCAAATTTTTACTAATGGAATAACTGTTGCACAATGTTCTGAAAATTTTAATACAACTTCTTTAGGACAGACAGTTTCTCCATTTCCATCCAACATTGGATTAACTGGGATAGATGGCGTTGTAGACTTAAATTCTTATGCTTTAGGTATAAAAAATGGATATTATTTAGTAAATAATAATAGTTTAACTGCAAAAAACTCAAGCATTCCGATGGTCTATGGATCTGACAGTATTACAAAAATTATTCCAAATGAAAATAATCCATCACTAATTATTCCAGGTTTTGGCTTTCTAAATGAAACTGGAAGATATAAAGAATACACAATAGAGATGTGGATAAAAATTAGCCCTGACTCAAATACCGCATTAAGAATTTTTGGACCAATTGGGTCAACAGATGGCTTATATGTAGAAGATGGCTTTATAACTCTTGTCATTGGAAAACATTTTGCATCTCACTATGTTGGAGAATGGTACAGGCCAATGCTTGTTCAAATAAAACTTTCTTCAAATAATGCTTCATTATTAATAAATGGAGAACAAGTTATTGCTTTAAATATTGATATGTCAAATATAGATTTGCCATTAGAGTTTAATGAGTCTAACAAAGAATTAGACTGGCTAGGCTTTTATTCTTATGAAAATGTTTATCCCTATGAGATAGATTGTATTGCTATTTATTCGTACCTAGTTGCAGACCTTGTGGCAAAAAAAAGATGGGTTTATGGTCAAGCAGTAACCTCTCCCGAAAGTATCAATTCGGCATATGGAGCAACGTCAGCATATATTGATTATCCGTTTGCAGAATATGCGGCAAACTATACATATCCAGATATAGGAAAGTGGTCACAGGCAACAACCGACAATCTTTCTATTACAGCAAAAACTATGTCTCTTGCAAAATACAATCTGCCAACAATGTTTTTAGATGATTATACAAATGAAAAATTTTTAAATGACAACTCTTTAGTTCAAAACGAGTCCGTTAATTATTTTACATTTAGGCCAAATGAAGACTGGAATAATAAAAAAACATATGCATATTTTGATAATTTTTCTATCATAAAAGAAGACATTCATGGCCTTGTCGGAGTCATAAAGTTTGAAGAGGCATCGGAAGATATACAAACAATTTTTGAAATCTACAATATTGACAATGGAAATTATTTTAAAGCAACACTCGAAGATGACGTAATAAAATATTATTTTTCATATAACAATAACGTTATAGTGCTAAATGAAAGTGCTTCGGTATTGCCAAATGCATATTTACCAATAGGTTTTAAGTTAGCAAAAATGATTGAATATTTTGGCTCTAACCTATCAACATTTTTTGGAAGTAAAAATAGGTTAAGAGTTTATTTGGGGGCAAATCATAGTGGTCTTGAAAATTTTAAAGGCAAATTTTATAAATTTCATATTTTTAGCAATTATAACTCAAGTTTGGTTTCTAGCCTATTTGAAATAAACGGCTTAGCAGATGTAGAAGCCGGAAATAGTTTTATGGCCCACACATCTACGTATACTTTAATTCCTGAATTAAGATACAACAAATTTTATTTAGACACAGCATCTGCTGGGTATTGGGAAGACTACATACCTTTATCATATTTTGGTTCTTATATTGATGACCTAGAAGGAAAAAACCATTACGATCTTGATTTGTTACAGTTCAATATTGATTATCCATCCCCTACAGTTATTTATTCTACAGAGCAACAAGCGCCATGGGATTATAATGATTTAGAACTCAGATATGATCATACTGTTCAACAATCTTACAACCAATTAGATAATGCTCTTTTTTCTGGCTGGGAAAACTATGAGGACATTGAGCAACAGTCTATTAAATCATATTTTTATAATACAGACAACTCTGCAGTCAAAAGTTATATAAGTATTCAATATATTACGGCAGGGGCTAATAAGAACTTAAATGAGTTTTCTATTGTCCAAGCATTAAGAAATGATAAAATATTAGATATATCTAATTATTCAAATTGGCAAAATACAGTTTTTGAGGTTGCAGATAACACAATTATTTATCCGCCAACAGGTGTAGATTTTAATTTATTAGCGGTTGTTGTTCATTTAGTTTTTAATTTAAAAGGAACTCAAAACAAAAATCTAGGTTTAAAAAAATTAGAAATTGCATCACAAGCATTTGACCATAACAGTGCAACTAAAATTGGAACAAGGTTTGGAACTCCAATATACCCATACAAAAAATCTGGAATTTATTATGACTATAAAGCAAAAAACCCAATTAGTATTTTTAAAGAAAGTGTTCCGTACTTATACTCAACAAGAAAAAGTGGAATAGAGGTAAGAGGATCGTTTCACCCATACGTAAATAGAGGTATTGGAATTCCAATAAATAGCAGCCTTTCAAATAATTATCGAGTAACTGCCTTACAAATGTGGCTAAGATATGATTTTGATAAGTTTCCTTATGGTGCAACGCAAGTTTTTGAGTTAGAACATAAAAATGACATAATTCAATTTTTTGTTTCTGCCTCCAGTCAAAGGGGAAATAGAGGAAAATTGTTTGCAGTCAATAAGGCAACTGGGCAACAAGTAAATGGGCTTGCATTTTATATTAATGGAAACTTAGTAAAAGATCCAATTTTAGAAGCAAAAGAGTGGTCTGTTATTGGTGTTTCTTTTGCAAGTAGCATTAATATGGATAACTTTTTGGGGCATATAAATTTAAATGGGCCCTTTGTATTTAATAACATTGCCAGTTATCAATCTACTGCTTTGCAAGAGATTCAGAGCAAAGTCTACAGGCCGTGGCTTAGAGTAAAAAATAGTGGGTCCTCAGACTTATATTGGACATATTGGTATACATCTTATAATTGGGACGGGGTGTTGGTTTTGTCCTCTTCAGAATTATATGGAGTAAACCCAGCAAGCGTATATGAAGCATATATTGGCAGAAATAAATTTGTCATCGATAGCAATACTTCTGAAAGTTTGAATTTTATTGCAGATTCTGTTAAAATATATTCTGAAATGTCTTGGCAAACACAAACCGTAACACCAGTCTAATATGGTATACTGATGGTTATGAATTTAAATAATAAGCCTAAAAAGAGTAAAGCCTTGCCTAAAATGAAGGGCCAAGTTGGAGAGTCTCGTATAAAAGTAATTGATAAATACTATGATTGGGGCCTTTATGTTTATAAGAAATCAAATGGAAAATGGTTTACCGATGGAACTGGATCTGTTTTAAATATTCCCGCTATGAAAGGGGACATATCAAAAATATCAGAATTAAAAAATGCCGCAAAACACTATGGAGACCCAGGAGACGGTGAGTGCATTTTTGTTCCAGGTTTAAATAGAATTTCAGAAGAAGAATATTCAGAACAAAAAGACAGAATGTCTCAAGGGCTAATACCAAATATGAACGATTTAGGAGCAGTGCACGCAGCGCAGCAAACAGTAAAGAAATGGGGATCAGACGACTAATGAGTGAAGAAACGCAATACAATATTGGTGCAAGCATTGATGAGTTAGTTGATATAAATGATCAATTTAAAAAAAGCGATCCTTTTAATAAAACTTGGGATGAATTAAAAAATTTAACTGGTTTAGATAATAATTTTAAAAGACGTGCTGCAAGAATGTCCAAAGTAGAAGCAAGTCCAGCATACATGAATAGTGCTCTTGCAATTAGTTCAGGACGTGATGACGCAAAATCTAAAGAAATTAATCCAGGAGTTTTGTATAGAAATGCTTATGGTTTATTTGATGTTATTACCCCACCATGGAACGTTTATGAATTGGCAAATTATTACGATACATCTTTTGCTAACCATGCAGCAATCGATGCAAAAGTAGAGAATATTGTTGGACTTGGTTACAAATTTGAAATTTCTCCCAGAACAATGTTAAAACTAGAAGCATCTATGGATACTGCATCAACCGACCGTGCTCGTAAAAGAATTGAAAGATCAAAAATTGAACTTACAGACTGGCTAGAAAGTTTAAATACAGATGATTCATTTACAACAACTATGGAAAAAGTTTATACAGACGTGCAAGCAACAGGAAATGGTTACCTAGAAATTGGAAGAACTACAAGAGGAGAAATTGGGTATGTTGGACATATTCCTGCAACAACAATGCGTGTGCGTCGCATGCGTGATGGTTTTGTTCAAATTATTGCAAACAAGGTAGTTTATTTTAGAAATTTTGGGGCTAAAAATCCTAATCCAGTCACACTAGACAATCGTCCAAATGAAATTATTCATTTAAAACAATACTCTCCATTAAACACATTTTATGGAGTGCCAGATATTATTTCTGCCATTTCTTCATTACATGGAGATCAGTTGGCATCTCAATACAATATAGATTATTTTTCTAACAAGGCTGTTCCAAGATATGTTGTTACATTAAAAGGAGCAAAACTTTCTTCAGATGCTGAAGATAAGATGTTTAGATTTTTGCAGACAAATTTAAAAGGACAATCTCATAGAACTCTTTATATTCCTCTTCCCGGAGATAGCGATAACAATAAGGTTGAGTTTAAAATGGAGCCAATTGAAAATGGTATTCAAGATGGTTCTTTTAAAGAATACAGAAAACAAAATCGTGATGATATTTTGATTGCTCATCAAGTTCCATTATCAAAATTAGGGGGATCTGATTCTTCTGCAATTGCAGCAGCCCTATCCCAAGATCGTACATTTAAAGAGCAAGTTGCAAGACCAGCACAGCGCCAAATAGAAAAAATGATTAATAAAGTTATTCGTGAAAAAACTGATATTTTAGAATTTAAATTTAACGAACTAACACTTACAGATGAAATTGCTCAATCTCAAATTCTTGAAAGATACGTAAAGACTCAAGTTATGCTTCCAAACGAAGCAAGACAGCAACTTGGACTCCCTCAAGCGCCACATGGAGATGAACCATTTCAATTAAAACCACAAGACGCAGCAAATGACACTGCAAATCGACAAAGAGATTCTGAAAGAACAAATACTCAATCTGACGGGGCAGCAACAGTTTCTGGTAGAAATCCAAAGGGTTCTGGCAGAGCGTCTCAATAATTGAGATATTGTAAAAAAAGTGCCTTATACTATACAGTAAGATGATTATAACTAAGGCCCAATGGAACACTGAGGGCGAGCAACTTCGACTTTCAATGCCTTTTAGTAAGGTAGATAAAGAAAGACGCACAGTTTCAGGCTTTGCCACATTAGATAACGTTGACAAACAAGATGACATTGTTACAACAGAAGCAAGTTTAAAAGCATTTAAAAAATTTCGTGGAAACATTCGTGAAATGCATCAGCCATCTGCTGTTGGAAAAATGGTTTCGTTTAAAGAAGATAAATATTATGATACAAAATCAGAAAAAATGTACAACGGAGTTTTAGTTTCTGCATATATTTCAAAGGGTGCACAAAATGCATGGGAAAAAGTTTTAGATGGAACATACACAGGATTTTCAATAGGTGGAAAAATGAATAAATGGGACGAAGCATATGACGATCAAGTACAAAAACAAATTAGAGTTATTAAAGATTATGATTTAGTAGAATTGTCACTAGTTGATAGTCCAGCAAACCAATTTGCAAATATTGTTTCTGTAGAAAAAGTAGATGGTGTAGATATTGTAAAAGGTATGGATACACCAATTGAAAATGTTTTTTGGGATAAAGAATCTGGAATTGTTATGGTTTCAGAAAATGAATCAGAATTAAGCCCTACCTCTGGTATTCAAATGCAAAACATAGGTTTCGTTGAAAAAACAGACAACGAGAAAACAAGCATGATCAAGTTCTTAGTTGAAAGTGCTAATGGCACAAGTATTTCTAAGATAGACAAGGAGGAAAATCCTATGGCAAAAACAACAAAAAAAGAAGCAACAGAAATTGTTGAGAAATCTATTGCTACTGTTGAAGATGTTCAGGTCGCTCCACAAGAAGATGCCGTAGTTGAAGTTGCTGAAGTTACAAAATCAGAAGATGTTGTAGCAGAAACAATTTTAACAACCGAGCAGGCTGTGGTAGCAGAAGTAACTAAGGCAGAAGAGCCAACAGTTTCAGAAGTTACTAAGTCTGAAGAGGTAGTTTCTGAAGTTAAGACTGAAGAAGTATCTAAGTCTGATGTAGTAATTGCAGAAGCAGTTACAGAAATCAACAATACTCTCACATCAGCCTTTGGCGATCTAGTTGCAACCGTTAAGTCTCTGCAAGAGCAGGTTAATGCAATTACAAAATCAATTGGAGCAGTAGCACAAGATGTTTCTGCAACAAGAGATGAGTTTAATGAATTTGGAAAGCGTGTAGATGCCGTTGAAGCAGATACAGCATTCCGAAAATCTGGCGATCTCGGTGAGATTGTTCAGGAACAACCAGAAATGGTTGAGAAATCCCTATGGGGCGGACGTTTCCTCAAAACAGCCGATCTATTTAGATAAATCACTTAGGAGGTGTAATAATGTCGGAAGAAATTAAGAAAAACCAGCCAGGTACAAGCGGACAACTGGGCGGAACAACTCCAGGCCTTTACCAAGGTCAGGGTGCATTCGCATCAGGTTCAGACGCAGCAGCAAACGTACCGGGAAATTACGGTGATGGTGGAGAACTTGGAAATATTCCAGTCGCACTAGCAGGCGTAACAACAGGCGCAAACGCAGTAAACCCTTCAGGTGATGTCGGAAGCGGTATTCTTCGTCCAGAACAAGCACGTCGTTTTATTGACTATGTTTGGGACGCAACAGTACTTGCTCAAGATGGTCGTCGTGTAACAATGAAGGCTAACACCATGGAACTTGAAAAAGTTAACGTTGGTGAGCGTGTAATCCGTGCTGCTTCACAAGCAGTTGGTGACTACACTAACGCAGGAGCAACATTCAGTAAGGTAGAACTTACAACCAAGAAGATTCGTCTAGATTGGGAAGTTGCAGCAGAAGCACTAGAAGATAACATCGAAGGTGCACAACTAGAAGACCACATCGTTCGTCTTATGACAAACGCATTTGGTAATGACATTGAAGATCTAGCCATTAATGGTGACGGATCAACAGGATCATTCCTTTCAATTATGGATGGTTTCGTTAATAAGGTCAAGACAGATGGAGATGCTCACGAGTCAGAAGTGACCGTAGTAGATAATGCTTGGACAACAGGCGTTATGCAAGATATCATCCTAGCAATGCCACGTAAGTATCGTGCTATCAAGCAGAACCTAAAGTTCTATGCTGGTACAGATGCTTTCCAAGGTATTGTTAAGAATAATGGTACTCTTGCAGATGCTGTTGCAGAGGCTTTTGCTGGTCAAGTACCAGGAAGCACTCAAGCAAATCGTCAAGACTACCTAGATGGAATGGGCCAAACATTCGGTGGAGCACGTACAACTCGTGTTCTTGGTGTTGCGGTTCAAGAAGTTCCTTACTACCCTGCAGGCTATGTAGATCTTACATTCCCAGCAAACCGTGTATGGGGTTTCCAACGTGATATCACTGTTAACCGTGAGTACAAGGCAAAGAAAGACACTGTAGAATATACAGTATTTGTTCGCTTTGGTATTCAATGGGAAGAGCAGGATGCAATTGCGTTCGCTGACGCTGCTTCAGATTCTTAATCTGTAAACAGTTTTTGGGGGATGAGAGTTAATTCTCTTGTCCCCCTTTTCTATTTATAATGATATAATACAAGAAGGAGGATACTATGTCTGATGTTAAACAAAAAAATATACAATCCCTTGGACCAATTGCTGATAATGTATTTGGTACTGTTGTTGCATCTTCAGAGTCATTCTCAGAAATCAAAGAAAAAAAAGAAAAGCCCGTAAAAGACAACGTAGCCATATATTCTAACAAAAACATATACTCTTCAGGTTTTGGAAAAATATTAAAAGGCTACAACATAGTAGAAAGAATTAATGCTGAAAAATGGCTTACAAGGCCAGGGATTAGAATTGCAAGTCCAGAAGAGGTAGCAAAGGAGTACGGTCTATAACATGGATATATTAAGAGTTCCTACATACCCTAAAGTAACTACCTGGGATGTTCCAGATGCAAATAGTGACTATACAATTTACGTTGAAGATTTGGCAGATCATGTGTTACAGAGTTCAAATGTAACATCTACGACAGGCTCTAAAGTTACATATGCATTTCCCCAGTCAGATTTATTATTGGATAGAAATTTTTTGTTTCAAGTATTAGACGAAGATGAAAACATTGTTATAGAGGACACAATAGAAATAAAAAGACCATACATTGACCCAAACCTGCTTGGATCAACCGCATCTGAAGTATCAGAATACACACAGTTAGAGATGATTGCTAGATCAATTATAGATACAGTTGTCCAGGGTGGTTTTTATAATTCAAAAGAAATAATTCAAGGAGTCGGTCAAGGCTCTGATTATTTTAGTATTTGGAAAAGGTTTAACAAAATTTTAAAAGTATACGAAAATAATATTTTAATTTATGATTTTGAAACTCCAGATGACAACATATACACATTTAATATTACAGCCGACAACTCAGGAATACAACGTTATTTTGATTCACAGTATAACCGTGTTGAACAAGGTTCAATTGTGTTACCACCAGCATACGGAGATTTGGGGTCTGTTGGAAGTGGAAGAATTGTAGACTTCCCAAGAGGATATGATTATATTTTTGTTTTAGACGCAGGATATAAAACAGTTCCCGAAGATGTAAAATATGCCACTACTTTATTAATAGAAGATTTAAAATGTGGAAAATTAGATTACTACAAAAGATATGTTACTTCATACGACACAGATCAATATAAAATTCAATTTAATAAGAAAATTTTAGAAGGTACTGGAAACATGATAGTTGATAAAATTTTAGACAAATATGTAACCAATATTGTCAAACCTGGAGTGATTTAATGTTATGCGAACCAAATGACTTTATACATCCAATGTGTGCAGATATTTATTATGCAATATCTACCCAAGGTGGTTATGGAGAAATAAAAAAAGAATGGCTAGTCGATAGAACAATTGCCTGCAATGCTGCCCCTTCTACTAGAAAAAATATTGAAGAATTAGATCCAAAAATGATTTCTCAACTTAACAACAAACTAATTGCAAGATCCTCAACA